AGGTATTAAAAACTGATTACCATAAATCCACCCAACAATGTCACAACCATCAGGCTCTAATACGCACAACACATAAATATCAAACTTCTTGTTAACAGAAGTTAACGTTGCATTTAAGTCCCCCTTTCTTGAACGAGTTGTTTTTACATCGATAGTTCTACCTTCATGCGTAACTAAGTCTGCACCCCATTCAACACGCAAATCGGTGTTTAAACTGAAGTGTAAATTTAATTGCTTCGCTACGCAGTATTCACCAATCACGCCATCTACACAGATAGTCTCAGGATTAAGTTCTGATTGAATTTGTTCTTCGCATACACTGCTCGTTGTTTGGTAACGCATCTTCCCAACAAGTTTGCAAAAGATTAATTCAGATTTAGTTAATTGAATTCGCATTAATTTTTTTTATTTATAACAATACGGGCATCTGACCAGTATGGTTAGTATCTTGGACTTGCAGTGTACACAAATGTAGTTGGTCATTTCTTACTCGCTTTTCGTTCACGAACAGTCTTTAAATAATCTTCTATTGTGTAATCATTCATGCACTTCCAAGAATACTCAAGACTTTCTCTTATTGAAAAATGTTCGCCTGTTACGAATTGCATATAAAAATCAACAATCTCTTGTATGTCTTTTTCCATTTGCTCCGACATTTTTCTATGTTTTTTCATTTCTCATTTGCCTTTTTTAGTATTGCTCTAATACATTCAAGATGCAACCAGTCACAATTCTTAACATCAAAATATTTGCCATAAACTTTTTTTATTTCCTCATCGGTTAATTCACGCATTGGATGGGTATAAAGTGGAATATGGTAAATCTCGTCTTTAACCACACTAAAAAGTAATTCGTTTGATGCCATCCACGCTACTGGCTTAGTCATTTCTCACTCGCTTTCATTAATATTGCTCTTGCAAATAATATATAGGCCTCTTCCATTGTTGCACCATCTATGGTTGGCATTGTCTTAGCAGTGTCTAAGATTTCCTCATCCGTTAGTTCACGTTGTTTAACCATCTTGCAAATTAATCTCCACTCCTCAAGCGTAGGCAATATGTCAGGATTCATAATAATTTCTTTATTCATCCCCCACTCGCTTGAACAACAACATTGATTAGGTATTCTGTGGCATTTGCTACAAAAAATATTTTGGTTCATTTCTCCCTCGCTTCCATCATTGCATCCGCAACTCTATAACAAAAAGTAGCAGAGCCGTGAATATTTGTATCATCAATTACAACACACGATAGAACTTGACCTGCAAAATAATCCCTTAAATCCATACCACTGCTCTGTTTAACACCAACTATATCGTTTCTGTAAATCGGTTCAGTACTTGGAAATGCTTTCATTTCTTCTCCTCGTTTGCCCAGTTGTACCATTTCAAAATAATTGTTTTTAAGTCTTCTAAAGTATTACCTTTAGGAATTAATTCCCCTTGCTTGTTTAATCTTTCAACATTAAAAACTTGCATATCTCTATCTGTATCGCCCGTAATAATTAAAACAATAAAATCATCTTGTTTTGCTAATGCGTTTAATAATATAGACTGACCAATACTTATTTTCTCGTTTGGTCTTTTCCATTCGCCTACTAAAAACTTCCCGCATCTTTCATACATCATGTCAATGTTGCTGGGTAAAATCTTTGGGCTTTCAGGAACTGCCCCTATTAAATTATTAAAATCTAAATGAAGAGCATAAGGATTTCTCATCTATTACTTCTCATTGTTCGTTTAGCCTCTTCACATAAGGCAATATATTCTTTAGGCGCATCAGGATGCCAACCGCCCAGCAGTAGTTCGCAGTTTAATTTGTAGACCTCTTCTCTCCGGCTCACTTCGGTCAGATAGATAATCAGTCCACAAAATATAATCCACATGCATACAAAAAATTTAATTGATTTCATTTCTTCTTACTCATCAGTCTACCCATTTCATCGTATTTAAACGTCTGATACGTGCCATCACTTTTTCGTATTGAAGATATTCTATCCTTGGCCTTACCCTTCTGCACGTACTCGTGCTCAACCCACTCACCCCAAGATGTTGTACGTTTAATCAAAGTAAGGTTTTTATTAAAGACCTCCTTTGACCATACGCCATCATCATCCTTGTAGGTTAAGACACTCTTATCTTTATTCCAAGTTACACTGTGTGTCATGACCCATCCCCCTTACGGTGTTTTTTAGTCTTGATTGCTAGGATGCCCTCCTCTTGCGGAAGTCTTTTGCTAACCTCTAACATGTCATCGGCAAATTTAAAACAATCTTCTGCGTTTGCGCCTGTTAAAGATTTGAACATGGCAAAACAATTTCTCAGGTCTTTCTCGTCCATTAACGTTCCCTCAAGTATTGTTCAATCTCACCACAAACAAGTTGGGCAAATGACTTACCCGATGGAAACATCATCTTTGCTCCATCAGTTTTGTTAACGATATTCATTGCCTCGTTTAAACCCTGATTAAATCCTTGGTTGAACGGGTCGTCATTCCCCGACATTCGCATCACGATTCCTTCGCATACAATCTTTGACTGAGTAATATCATTCTTCTTTGCATACTTCTCAAACTTCTCAGCCAGTTCATGTGGCAAGTAAATCACCTTTTGTTTGACCGTTTTAAAACGGCTCACCTTCTTCTTTCCATCGTTCATATTCTTCTACCATTTCATCAAATTTTTGTTGAGCATCAGAGTTCCCATTTAATTCAGTGCGAGAAGTGATTAAACAAATGTTATATAACGCATCGACTGCATCATCCTCGCCATCAATAGTCAAGGAGTTTTCCTCCCTTAACCATTTATGGAACAGTGGGAGTCTGCAAATCATCCCCGCTTTTTTTACCCGATTGTTATAAATCTTAGGCGTTTCATCGTCTTCAATCCTTGCAAGCGCACACATATAGCGAGACCCAACAAAATCCCTAAAGAGTTCTTCGGGGATTTCATCGGGATGCATACTCAACGTTAGAACATATCCAGTGCGGTCTTGTTTCAAGGCAACCTTTCGACATTCAAACGAGAGCGCATTCATTGTGATGACCTCAATCCAAGTTGGTTTTCAAGGTAGGAGATAACTGCACGAAAGCCCACAATACTATGCTCATGATTAGCAATAATGTTCGTTAGGTCTTGGTTGTCAGACATTAACTTGAGGTTATCGTCTAACAACTTAGAGAAAACTTTCTTCTGCTTCTCCGTGGGCTGCGTATCATAAGCCTGTTTAAACGGGCTATCATCGCTGCTGGTGGGTTCTTTCTTTTTATTTGTAGAACCTTTGGGTCGTCCAACTTTAGAACGGGATGTCGTCATCTTGTATCTCCTGAGTTTTTTGTGGTTGTGCTTGTTCGTCTTTGACCCAAGGTTTCTTTGCTTGCAAAGATAACCATGTGCCACCTGAGTACTGCTTTTTCCATCCGGATAGTGACACTTCAATCATGCCATCCTTAATTTCAAACTCACTCAACTGAATGAGTACATCGCCTCGGTAGTCAGGGAAGTTAGATGCCTGTTTGCTTTTGACGGCAAACAATCCCCCTGTATTTGGTCGTTTCTCAAACTCTTTTTTCATCGTTAGTCCTTTTTAACGTTCAACTTAAACTCGGCAAAATGCCCTTGCAACTTCTTATACTGCTCTTCGTTACCGCTCTTCAACAAATCAATTTCTGTCTGATTCTTTTTCCACAAAGAAGTCAACTGGGCAGTGGTAGTGCAATCTTTGCCAAACTCAATCAGCATTGCCACTAACATTTCCTGTGCTTGCTTCTTGCCTTCAATATGGTCTGCCATTGCATTCTTCTCGTCTGCTAAGAATGAATCACCTAAAGGAGCAACTGGCTTAGGCGTATAGTTTGTACCTAAATTAACTGGTGGCTTTAATTCCTGTGGGAGCGCATCAATCACATCGTGCTCAACAATCTCCATCGCCATTAACCAAAGGTATCTACGCAAGTAGGTGTGCGTACTACCTAGCGACTGGATAGCCTGACCCTTAGCGTTCTCTGCCATCACGATAGGCGTGGCAAATACAATCTGTCCATCGCCCTCTGTATCGTAAATAGTCAACGTGGCATTCTCACCAAAACTAACCACACCGCATAAGCCTATTTGGTCAAATAGTGCATGGATGTCAGGAATGAAGTCTCCCAACTCAAAGTACTCATAACCGGCAAACTTATTTCTGCCTGATTTCTTTAATGTTGTTTGGACTAAAGCCAGTCTCGCCATCTGTAATTTTTTATAAACACTCAAAATATTCTCCTTATTCATGGTGGTAGCCAAGATACTCATGGCTTTCTAAGTTTTTAGGTCTTTTAAAAAAGACCCTGTTTTTCCATTCAGCACCGTTTAAAAATGCTCTACTATTCTCCAATCGAATTTGGTCAATAGTTTCCTCTAACGCATGATTAACAGTGCCCATTCGCAAGTCATCAGGCCTCCTTGCAACCGCCTTTAATTGCAATTTTTGACGTTCTGTAAAACTCATTTTTCCTCGCTTTCTAATGTTGATTGATATTGACTACACCACTTTGATACGCCACAAAAATCTCTTACGCAACGTATAGCCTCCCCTTTGCGGATTTCTATGAACCCTTTATCTTTCTCAGGCATTTCCTTTAACAACTCCTGAGCCTCCTCCTCAGTATCAAAAACTCGAACCGCAGTCTTTCTACCATCTTTCTTTACTGCATACTTCGTTTCACGAATCCATCTATCCTCTTCGGTACACAGTGGTAACTCTTCTTCCCAGTCTGCCTTTACCTTGGAGTCTCGATGCATTTCTATACGCTCTTTAATGAACGCCTCTGTCCTATCAAATGTCCACATAGGAATGTCAATCACTTGGATGGTTGCCCTTGGATAACTAGGCTTGTTCATCATTTCTCTGTGTGACCAGTCTCGAATGAACGCACAAATCCTTAGTGCTTTGACCGGCTTTCTTTTAACTCGTTCAACTAAATACTTGTAAATGTTTTGTTGTGCCTCCCACTCAGGCTTGTCATTCATTAATGCCCATGCTGAGGTGAATTTGTAGTCAGTGATAGTAACGCCATCGTCATCATCTTTTTGTAAGTCAATCGCTCCGGATAAGATAATGTCATCGATAGCAACTGATAGGCGTTCCTCGTTGGTGTGACCGGCAATCTCTGAACGCTCTGCCACTACATGTAGTGCAGTACCAAGTAGCATCCATAGCATTTCCGACACGTCCTGTTCAATCTCATCAAAATGCTTACGTCTTAGTCTTTGAATACGTGGGGGAGAAATAATTTCTGTGACAGAATAGTCACTCTTACCTTTACTGTAGTAGTCTCTAGATGCGAGAGCAACCAATGTCTCAGGTACGTTAAACTTATTAGTAATCTTCATATAGCCTCCGTTAAGAACTTTTATAATAGCACTACTTTTTTAATTATGCAAACACTATCACTAAAAATATTTGGAGAACCGGCAAGCAAGGCAAACTCTCGTAGACAGGTCTATGTTAACGGACGCTCAATGTTTATAAAGAGTAGCAAGGCCTTGTCGTATGCTGATATGTTTAAACGCCAATGCGTTGTACCTGCTTCACGGAAATTTACCGAGGACGTTGTGGTAACGATTCGTATTTGGTATGCCTCACGTAGACCTGACTTAGATGAATCATTAATCCTAGACTTACTACAAGGCGTGACATATGAGAACGACAGACAGGTAAAAGAAAAGCATATCTACTGGATGGGCGTTGACAAAGCAAACCCAAGGTGTGAGATAGAGGTATCACCGTTAGGTGTAAACCTAACACCTATGTTAACACCTGTCCTTACAGAACCTAACGTGTGCTAAGGGTCAAGTGTTTTAAATGTTTTAAATTGTTTTTAATTCATGTTGTGGTTTAAGCCCAACACAAGGTACGTTTTGATGCCGAAATTTTTAGGCATAAAAAAAGCCACCTTGTTTAAGGGTGGCTTTCCGACCTACTGGTCTTGTTTGTATTGGAGGCTAATCAAATATCAAAACATAGTTGCATCATACATCAAGTAAAATTTATTTGTCAACAAGGTAACGTTCTGATTGCAAATTAACATCAATTGAGGACAATATATATTTCCTTCTCCGTCACGTGGAGTTTAGAGAGTGTCTAAAAAACACTCTCTTTTTTTACAGGCTCATCGTCTGAGCCATCCCCGGGGACTATGATAAAACGTTTAAACATACCCTCTAGGTGATTACCAGCAGAAACAAAAAAAGTACTTGCATTGTGATATTGAAAACCATTAAGATGAACTTCTATTTCGATTGACGATGAAAAACGGTAGGGTCGAAATGTGTATTGCTGATACTACGGTTAGTGCATTAGACATCAGAAGGGATGGCGAAGAAAGAATCCCTTGCACGAAAAGTCTTTCGGGTCGTACCGATACCATTTGGGGCATCAGTATGTGAAGGCAAACCTAGTTTAAGGCTAGGTCTGCCCTCCCCAAGAGGGCAAGGTATTACTAGGAGTGACTAAAGTCTTTACGTGACTGTATTGCTATAACTATGGGCTTTTATAAATGGCTACAAAAGAAAAACGAGATTGGAAAAAAGAGTATCAAACCCAAGTAAAACGTGGCGATGATAAAGGACAACTAGAACGTCAAAAGGCTAGGCGTTTATACGATAAGAAAGGTATAGATAGACAAGGAAAGAACATAGACCACATCACGCCAATTAAGACTGGCGGTATAACCAAGGTTGGTAATCTCCGTTTGAGGTCACCGAAAGCAAACAAATCTGACAACAAAAAGTAGTACCCTGTAGGAGGCTAAATGAACGCAGTCGAATCATATATTTCAACGTTATACGTTGACGTACAAGAGAGAGTAGTCTGTCCCTCGTGTTCACCCGAACGCAAAAAATACCAGTTAAAAGAACTCAAGATTGACCGTAAGCCGGAGGGTCTTGTTTACCACTGCCATCACTGTGGCATCAGTGGCATCGTCCCCAATAAACAGTATCAAACTAAACCCATCTATCGTAAGGAACTAAACGTGATTCCATTAAAGCAAATGCCTACAACTAAACTACAAGAACAACATTATGCTTTTTTAAAGTCACGAGGTATCTCAGCAGAAACCGCAGACCAGATGAAATTGTTTGCTTCCCAGAAATACTTTCAGCGTTTAAACAAGGAGACAGAGGCGGTGGCCTTTCCATATTTTAGGAACGGTGCATTCATATCAGCCAAGTATCGCTCGATTGAATCAAAGGATTTTACCCAAGACTCAGGCGGTGCACAGGATTTCTTTGGGATTGACAATGTTAATCCACTACTACCGGTAGTGATTGTAGAGGGAGAGATTGATGCGTTAACTCTGATTGAGTGCGGTATGGAGAACGTTCTATCTGTGCCGAGCGGTGCACCCATGAAAGTGACGGACGGTAAGATAGATGCATCTGAGGATAAACGTTTTGCGTTTGTATGGAACGCCTTTGATGTATTAAAAAGTGTGCCTTACGTCACGATTGCTACTGACACTGATACTGCCGGACAAGCATTAGCAGAAGAACTGGCTAGACGTATTGGTAAAGATAAGTGTCGCATCGCAGAGTTTGATTACAAAGATTTAAACGAGGCGTTCCTTGATAAGGGTAAGGACTTTGTTCAGAACATTATTGATACTGCCGAACCGTATCCGGTTGAAGGGTTATCATCAGCCAGCAAGTTTTTAGACCGTTTAAACGACTTATGGGGAAAAGGTACGGGGAAGGGAACAACAACGGGTTTTGCTAATGTTGACCAAATTTATACGGTAGCCCAAGGACAGTTAACCATAGTCACCGGTTATCCATCATCAGGTAAGTCGAACTTTGTAGACCAGTTAATGGTCAACCTTGCTAGGGGTAGCGATTGGAAGTTTGCTATCTGCTCATTTGAGAATCAGCCTGAGATTCATATCAGTCGATTAATGGAGATATATAAAGAGAAGAGATTCTTTGATGGGAACAATCGAATGAACGAGGAGGAAAAGAATGAGGCGTTCACATGGGTTGATAGCCACTTCTTATTCCTAGACTCCGAGGGTGCAGAACCCTCATCAATTGACTCGATATTAGAAAGAGCACGAGTAGCGGTGGCTCGCACTGGTATACGAGGTTTGGTCGTTGACCCTTACAACTATATTGAAAACAAGACAGGCTCGGCAGAGCACGAATTCATTTCATCGATGCTCACACGTATGCAAGCGTTCGCTAAAGCGTATGGGGTACACGTATGGTTTGTGGCTCATCCATCCAAGATAACACGTTCTAATATGGACTTGCCTCGCCCTGACGGTATGGCAATCTCAGGCTCAATGGCTTGGTGGGCAAAGGCAGACTGCGGTATCACCGTTCACCGAACTAAATCGAATGACGTGGAGGTAGCGGTTTGGAAGTGTCGGTACAGATGGATTGGAACTCAAGGCGAAACCACTCTTGGATATAACAAAGCAACCGGAACTTACTTTGAAGAAACAGATGCGTTCTAACCTACTGCTGTGTTTTATGTTCATGCTGTCTACAGCAGAGCGTTTAAACGACTTACACGCTAATCACCGGTCCTGTTCGTTATGATTCGTCTTGCCACCATTGCTGATGTTCCGTATATAGTTTCATTGGCAAACAAAGAATCTTTCTGCCTTGGATTTATTCCTAAAATGGCTTATGAGTCTGCCATCACCGGAATTAAAAAAGGTAAACGATGGAGTGATACATGCAATGACCGTTTGTTTGTCTGTGAAGAGAACGGTGACCTTGTAGGCTTTACATTGTTTTCTTATGGCGTTATATCAAAGTGCAATCAAATTTGTATTCAACAGGATGCTCGACTTATCTCTAGAGGACAGGCGTTATTAAGTTCTGCTATCTCGCATGGCAACTTGGTTGGGCGTGAAGACTTTGCTTGCGGTTGTGCCGATGACCTTGCCAGTAACTTCTTTTGGCAACAGATGGGATGGGTTAGGGTTGGTGAGCGCAAAGGTATCAGCCACAAAAATACTTGGAAAGAAAGTAGCAAACGTAAAATTAACATTTACCGTTATCAAACAAGCAGTTTATTTATGAATGGTTTCGGAATGATTTTGCCAAAGGCGGGCGTGACTCTTGCAGTTTAAACGACTTACTCCCAAAGGCCGGTTAATGGGAGAATTCCTACTTTGGTGGGGAATTCCCTACTTCAAAAATTTTAGGCAAAAAAAATCCCCCCGATGGTTGCCCAAGGGGGGGTAGAACTAGTGTCAATGCATCTTTAGTTTCATGGTTCG